AATTTTGCAAATTATTCTTATAACATTGCACTAATTCGTTTCGTAGTTCTTGGTTCATAATTAAAATAAATCGTCGTCTGACAATGGTTTAAATTCTTGTTTTGATTGTGGTTTTGGTTCTGTTGGTGCAACGTAATTGTCTTCATAAATTTTGAAGTCAGGTTGGTTGGGTTTGTCTTTATAAGCATTGACCCACATATTGTAACGCTGACCGTTAATTGTGAAATTGATTACTTCGCCCTTTGGCGTTGTACGCTTCCAAGCGCCAATTGATTCTTTTTTTACTTCTGACATTATATTTGATTTGTGGATTCTTCTGAATCCGGTTTAAAAAATACTGCTTTTACTTGGCAACCTTCTTCCCATTTCTGAAGGAATGCCTTTAATTCGTTGTAAGCTTCGGGCGAATACCAACAATAATGGTAAACTTCAGCTAATAACATTTGTCTTTCCATTGGAAGCAATTTTTGCATTCCGTTTTCTAAATCTTGATAGGTTTCTTGTTTCATAGGTTATTTATTTTTGTAATTAAATTCAGCTTTTGTTAACCATTCATTAAATCTTTCATAAATATTATATATATCGTCTATTTCTTCATCTTTCCAATAAAATTTTCCGTTACTTATTATTATTATAGGATTAGCTTCATCTTTTAAGGTAAAGTAAATGCTATTTTTTGGAAAGGAATTGATTATTTTTTCTTCTTTATCCATAAATGTTTTATTAATATTTATAAGTTTATTTTTGCTTTTTCCCAACTAAGAATTGAACGAATGGCGTCTATTTGGTGTACGGAAGAAGCGTTAATTCTGTCAAACGCATTGCGTAAACGTGACCATTCGCGCGCCTTGCTTTTAATCCACATATTGACAGTTGACGTTGCAAGTTTACCGTCCATTATTTCCCCGATTTTGTCGCCTATTTCGCCGTCAATTACGCATTCAATCTTATATTCTGCGGCGGTTCTATATTCGCCTGACTGTGTCATTGCCACGTTTAAAGTGTCTAAACGTTTAATTAATAAATCGTGATAATCCGGCGTGTCATTTTTTGGAAGCGGTTTCTGTAAAAAATCCAACATTCGTTCCGCTTTATTCGTTAATTCTTCAATTGTATATTCGCGCATTATTTTCTTTTTGTTGTTTTCTTAATATCATTTTGATTGTAATTCAAACCCATTGCAATACGGTCTTTGTCCTGTATTTGATTTGACTGAAGGTTTGTCAAAGCTTTGTCGTATGATTCCTGCGTTGTGATTGCTTCAATACGAACTGCTAATTTTTCTTTTGCCTGTTCGTCGTAGGTTGTGGATTCTAACAAAGTCAATAAATATAAACGTTTATCGTTTCCGACTTCGTCTTTATGTTCATTGGTTGCGTCTGCGTCTTTGGTATCGTCAATTGCAAACAAACCATTCAAAGCATATTTGCGGGCATACGAAGAAGCTGAACCCGTAATTTGTGCGGCGTCCATTCCTTTCTTTACTTCTTCTTCACGCGCCCAACCGTGAACACGAATTGGAAGTTCTTCATTTTCTTCGTCAATTAGCATTGCAGTTGCTTTGACATAAACGCGGTCAGATACTTGCACGATTTCGTCGCTAATAAGCAAAGCACAATTGTATTTGTGAAGAATTGGTTTCGCAGCTTCAATAATATCTTCTGCGCTTCGGTATCTGTAATTGCCGAATTTGTTTACCTGCCCTTTGGGCGCTTTTAATTCTGATTGAATTTTTACTAATTTCATATAGGTTTTTTTAGGTTTATAAATTTAATACATATCGCCGTATTCTTCAAATTTTTCTGTCCAATCTGACATAGGAATAAACGGAACTTTTGGGAAATTGTTTTTAGGTTGTTGCAATAGGTGCGGGAAATATTTTGCTTTGTGGTTTTTTAAATGCTGACGCGCAATTTTTAAACCTTCCAATCTTTGACGTGCGTTTGACTTGTCGCTAATATCAAAAAGCCATTCCCAATAACGAACATTGTCACGCAAGTTTTCTAATTTTGCTAACTGATTCATTTTAATTTATTTGATGTTTGATAAATACGTTTTCAATTTCTTCCAATGCTTCGTGCGTTAGTTCTTCAATGCGGTTTAAATTCCCTTCCCTTACATAATTCAAAATAAGGTTTAAAGTTCCGCGACTGAATCCCAAAGCGCCTGCATAATCTGCGGCTTTTATTGCGTTTTTTAAATACAATTCGCCAATTGTTTCGTTTGTTATTGTCATAAGTTTGTGCGTTGGTCAGTCGCACCCCTGAATTTTTTTAGTTTAAAAATAAATAAATTTGGTATCTGTATCCAATTGCCAATTTTTCAAACTCTAATTTTGCTAATTTATTAGCTTCATCTTCTGAAATTTTTAATTTGTTCATCAAGAACAAAAGTTTTTCAAGAAATGGTTGTTGCTTCCAAATTTTTGCAATTTCTTCAAAGCTTGTAGTTGTTTTTTTCATTTGTGTTGGTTTTGAATGAATAAATAAAGAACTATTATACAACAAATATACAGGTTATACACATAACCACCAAATAAAAAGTGACGAACGGTCAAATAAAATGATGAACGGTAATTGCTAAATAAATTAGTTACTAAAAATTTTAGTCTTCTTCGCCTAAATCAAATATTTCGGCGTGCATTTCGCCAATAACTTCGGCAATAATGTCAATGGATTGTCTTTTAATACGACGTATTTTATTGGCTTCAATCTTTGAAACCAAAGTCAAATCAATATCTTCAACTGCACTATAAGCATAATACGCGCAGGAAATTAAGTCGCTGCGCGTTGTGGTTTCGGCTTCTTCCCACTCAATACCTTCTTCGGTAATTTCCGGTTCTGTATGTGGTTTCTGTTCTTCCATTATAAACCTTTTAGTTCGGCTTCGTCAGGACGTTCAACTTCTTTAAACTCCATTCTGTTGCCGCCGCGAATCTTTGCCAACGTTCTTCTTATGTCCTGTTCAATAGCATATAATTCCTGAAGCTTTTTAGAAAAAAAGTCTTCCTGTTGCTGAAGCGTCCATTTATTAAAACCTTTTGGCATTTTCATTTTTTTTAATATTTATAAGTTTTTTCAAGTATATGCTTAAATCCAAAGCTTCTTCGTAAGCGTGTTGCAACCAATCAATTTCAGTCAAATCGGTTCTGTCCATTGTCGTACCGTATTCCTTTAATCCTTTGTCTTCACGCGCCAACAAATCGTCTATGATATTATATAGTATTTTGCTCATTTTATTTGTCCGTTTTTGAATGATATTTATTACAAGTTTTGCACTTATATTGAATGCGCGTCAATCCTGTTGCCGTCACGACTTTATTATTTTTAATTAAATCGTCCGACCCACATTCAGGACACGAACCCCTGTCTTCGCCAAATATAACGCCATAATGCGTCTTTGGTTCAATATGTGTGTTTAAATGTTTAAAAACTTTTTCAAGTAATACAACGTCCTTTTTACAATATTTAAGCATAGCTTCCATTGCGTCCTTATCCTTATGCAAAAGAATGTCCTTCCAAAGATTGAATTCGGTCTTAATCTTTTGACCCAATCCCAAATAATCCGCAATGTAATTCAACCTGTTAGAATTAAATCTAAACTTTTGACGGGCAACCTTTAAAGTGTCAATAGTTGTATATTTTGGGAACATTTCAATACCGTGAAACAAACACCTTGTTCGAATCCAAGCCAAGTCAAATTTGTCGCCATTGTGACCGACCAATTCGTTAGCAACATTTGCAACTTCAATAAATTGTTGAAGCATTTTCTTGTCATTTTGCTTTGCGTCCCAATGTAAAGCATAAACTTCTTTTTCGTCTTCCCACTTATAACAGATACAAATAATTGCACGTTCTTGAATTATGTTTGAATAATCAATATTCTTTTTATATCCGGCTTCCCAAAATAAACCAATGTTAGGCGAAGTTTCAATATCAAAAAATAGTCTTCGGCGTTTTGTTTTTAGGTTGGTCATTTAATAAGGTTTGTATTTTGTTTTCCCGTTTTCTTTATATGCTTTTAATACTTGTTTTCTTTGTTTGCCCGTGCTTTCATAACTGACGTGAACCCAATCGGGGTTTGTATCATTCCCAAATTCGTAAATCAATTGGTCAAATTCCAAATTGTCTTTAATATAATTAAATATCATTTTATTTGTTACACCATTTGGCGTTCCGTCCATATCAATATCAATGGCTTCGCCCTGACAATGCTGACTTGTCGCTGACCCACCAATGCATTTGTTTAATTCTGCGCTTCTGTACCCACTTGAAATATGAATTGGACAACGAAAATGGTTGCGAATTGGTTCAAATACTTTTTCAGCCAATAGTTTAAAATTTGCAATATGTGCTTCGGTCGGCATATTTGAAATACCGTTGCGTTTTGCGCTTTCACTTCTTATAACTTCGGACAAATCTAAGTGTTCACTTAATTTCATAAAAGATGTTTAAATAAATAAATTAAGAATATTATATATAAAATGCAAACTGAAGTTAGCACCCTTTTTTCGTAATTAGTCATTTTTCTTGAATATTTTTTCAACTGAAGTCAAACCTAACGTTCCAAAAGCTAACATTGCAACCGCTTCAACCAATATCGTACTTGGCGCGGTGTGTTCGTCGCTGAATTGATTATGGTACATTGTAACACATAAAGCAATTGTGCAAAGCAATCCGCAAAGACGCTTCATACTAAATTGACCGTTTTCTTCCTGAAAAAATTGTTTCATAATTAATGTAATTGACTAAATTGTAAAATGATTATTCCGATTAATATTAATTTACTTGCTGCGTGTAACCTTTCAATTTTTCCTTGATTAAGGTTATAAGCTTCATAAATTCTTTTGTTTTCTGTGTACTTCCATTTCCAACTATAAAACGAATCTTTGACCAAAGAAATTGTATTGAATAAACTATCATATTGAATTCGCTTTATTTTTAAACTATCTTTTATTAAACCTAAATCCTGACTGTACTTATTAAAAGTTTTATTAATCTGTTCGCCCTGATTCAATGTCATTATTACAACTGTATCTTCGCCTATCTTCTTAGTAATTGGATATTGGCAAAAGCACAAATTTGTTACCGGTATCAATAGAAACAGAATCCAACCTTGCTTTGACTTCATTTAATTCGCTTTTTAATGTTTTAACGTCGTTTTTCAAGGTTATAATTTTTTCAACGGCTTTGGTCACTAATTCAGCTTCTTTTTTACTTGCTGCTTCCTGAACCTGAACTGAACGATTGTTTGTTTCTGCAACCTTTGACATAAGTTGTTGAAATTCACGTTCTTGCTCAACTTCTTCGCTTGTTTTTTGTGCAGCAACACCGCAGCCAAATAAGAATAATATAAATAAATATTTCATTATTTAATTTTTTGAATCTTACCCAATTGTTCTAAGGTTGAAAGTTTTGTTGTCGCTGAAGCCAAAGAAGAATCACAACGGCGCAAGGCGTCACTTACAATGTCAACACGGGTTTCTAATTTTTCAATCTTACGACCCTGTCCTTCAATCTGATTATTAAACGTTCCGCGTATGTCAATATATAAAACAGAAATTCCAATAATTACCAAAAACATAGTTCCAACCACAGGGTTTTTACTAAAATCTTTGAAGCTTATTGGAAGGGGATTCGCTGAAACGTCTAATTTTTTACTTGTTGCCATTCTATTACATATTATAATTTTAAATAGAATCCAACGCCATATTTCACAGTTTGACCTGTTTTTAAATTTAGGCTAATTAAAGCTTTGTTTTTGACTTTATAAATTGCGCCAATACCTAAGTTGTCAATTGTTTTATCCTGTCTGAAATCGGTTGTTATGCCTAAATAAAGCGCATTCTTAACCTTTGGCGTAATAGTGCGCGTTTCAATTATAGTTTTTTCGCTTAATTTGGCGCTGAATCCACGTCCTAAAATGCGGTTTTGGCTTATTGTGTCCTGTATGAATACGACATTATTCGTATCAATTTGAATCGTATCTGAATACGCATATTTGCGCATATAATCGGTTAATACTTCAACCGTATCGTGAATTGGAATCTGTACAGAATCGGTCATAATGATATATGATTGTATATCATTTCCTTTTTTATACTTAGTAAAAGTTTTCTGTTGGTAAACTGTGTCACGCACAATGGTCACAGAACCGCCATTGTATGAAGGGTCTGAAAATAAGAATAAAGCAACAACAACCAATAAGACTGCAATTACTAAATTCTTAATCATTTTTTACTTTTTTGGTTGCGTTGTAATAATAGCGAATTGCCATTATACCTGAAACAATAGCAATCAAACCGGCAATCAATGTGACAATCGGTTGTATTGTTGAAATACTAACAATAGCGCTTAAAACGCTTATTCCTGTGCCAATGTCGGCCTGACTGCTATGCGGTGTCATTAATCTTCTTTTTCTTCTTTTTTATTCTGTTCGTCTTGAATTTGCTTAAACCATTGTAATAACACAATGCCGTATTTTGTTGGCAATTGGTCTTGAATGAAATTGTTTAATTCTGCAACTTGTTGTTCGTTTAAAGTAATCATAGTTTTATTTTAGAATGAATAATATTAGTAAAATTAATACTTTTATCAATGCCGAAACATATTCAGGTTTAATTTTTATAAGTTCTGCAACCTTGCGTAAAAATTTATCCGTGTCAGCCGTTTTGCCTACATAAAACGCAGGTCTTTTTAAAACAATAACATTTATCAAAATATCAAATCCCAGCCAAAAGCAAGTCGCAAAAACAAACATTGCATAAAAACCAAAAGTTCCCCATAAAACGGCATAAACTGATAAATGGTTTATACCCTTCCAAAAATGCCACTTTTTGTTTTGTTCGTATGCTTCCTGCGGTTGTGTTGCATAAAGGTCGCGTTCATTAAATTGGTACTTTTGATATAAAACCCAACTAATTAAATGAATTAAAAATACTATGGTTAAAAATATTGTCATTATTTAGCTTTTAAAATGTCAACTTCTGCTTTTAATTCTTGTATTGCTTTAATTAATGGTACTACTATGTTTGCATATCTTACATTCTCCACTTGACCACTTCCGTCTTCATTTTCAAAGTCTGCTAAGAAAGATGATACTTCTGCAACTTCCTCTGCTATTAATCCTAAGAATTGTCTATTTGGGCAAGAATAATAATCTTCTTTATATGTGAATGTTTTAGGCTTTAATGCTAAAATTGTATCTAAACCATTTTCATTCCAATCATTTATATTTTCTTTAAATCTTAAAGAAGAAGCAGTTGAACGATATAAAATACCCGTCCCACCAATATACATATTTGCTGCACCTGCCGTAGTATTATTATATACTACACTACTAAGTGTAATAATACCATCATTTGCAATATTCATTCTCTCTACATTCCCCGCATAAAAATATATAAATCCTGTTGGACTTGTACCTGTTCCTGCATATAAAGATAAATTTGAATTTCCGTTACTTCTTATTAAATTACTTGTACTACCATTTAATAATAAAGTACCTGTTCCTGTAATTTGAACTTCACCTCCACTTGTAATACGCATTTTTTCTGTTGCAGCACCTAAATTTGTGTTATTATTTGCAATATTTGGGTGAGTATAAAATGCCATATAAGAAGGCGTTGTACCTGTATTATATGCAGCTTCTGCGGCAACTCTAATATGTCCAATTCCCCCTTTAGAATTTGCAGAAGTATCTTGCGAATAAAAGTTTAAAGCACCTGCAACCCAATCTAATCCTAAATCCCCGTCCTGTGAAATTGTTAAAGTTGGTACAACACTTGGGCCTCCTGTATCTTGTAAATGTACTCTTGAAATCGGTGTCGCATTAATGCCTAAATTCCCCGAAGAATTTAAAATCATTCTTTGACTATTGCTAATATTCCAAGTATGACTTGTTGGTGTAGCGGCATACATTGTATTTAAAGAAGAATCTGTCAATGTAAATCCGGCTGAAGCAGAAACAATATATAAATTATTATCGGTGCTTCTATTTAATAAACCAACAGTTGGGAAACCTGTTGAAGCACTTAATCCAATATTATTTGCAAAAGTTGCTGCACCTGTTGAACGTGTAATTGTTAAAGGTGTAGAAAGTAAAGCACCTGCGTCTGAATAAGCACGTAAAAAGAAATTTGCACCTGCATTTGAACCTGATTCTGTGCCTGAAACTTCTAAGTTAATTCTTGCACTATTATCTGAACGAAACGAAATACTTTTTGCAACAGAAACGTTTGCGTCTAAGTTAGCAATTAAAGCACTTGCACCGCCGTCAATATGAAGTTTTGTTGTTGGGTTTGCAATACCAATACCAAATTCGCCTGTTTGTAAAACTGAAACTAATTCACTTGTTGTTGCTTCATTGTAAATTCTAAATCTATGGTCAGACTGAACGTTACCAATTGACCATTTGTTAGTACCTGCACTTGCAAAACCTAAAAATGCGTTATTAGTTGAAGTTCCGTTTAAACGTCCAATAATGCCTGAACCGAAAACGTCCAAAGCACCTGTTGGCGAATTAGTATTAATTCCTAATCTGTTATTAGTATCGTCAAAAAATAAGTTTGCGTTGTCTTGCGTTAAAGCACCTGAAGAACCAATAAAAGGTACTGAACCTTGCGTTAATGCAGTCGTAATTGTAAGCGTTGCAACTGAACCAACCAAACTAATCGTCCCGTCAAATCCGTTCGCGTCATTAAACACCAAAGAAGATACAACGTTAGGCGACAATTCAACGTAAGCGCTTGTACCTGTATTCCAACGGTAAATAATGTTTGTATCTAAGGCAATATAAATTGTGTCAGCCGTACCAACCAAAGGGAACGAAGCAAGGTTTGGATATTCTTCAACCGTACCTGTAAACAAAGACGCCATTTGTGAAAGCGTAATTTTTTTACTTATACCTGTTGTCGGGTCGCCAATAATCGTTAAGTCTGATAAAACCGGCGCAAGTTCTGTCGCTAATTGGTTAATTTTTTTTGATTCCATTAATAAGTATAATTTGAAGGTACTTCACACCTGTTGTTAATAAATGGTACTGTTAAGTTAATGTCCAATTTCACACCTGCCAATAAATCGGGGTCGCTTTCAGTATAAAAAGTAATAGGCAAATTTTGGTTCAATGTCCAAGTAACGTTTTGATAATCCGTTGGAAATCTTAATTGCGCAACAATGTCGCCGGCAACCTGTGTCATATCTGATAAAACTTCTGTTTCGTTTGTTTCTTCCATTAACATTCTGTCCATAAAATACAAACTAAACGAATACCCGATTTCCTTTGCCGCAACGTTTGCACCGTTTAAAGTGAAAAACATTGCAGGATAAGTTACTTCGCCATTGCTTAAACGTTCCCAAACGTCCCCGAAATAAACAAAATTAATTTGTTCGTGGTCGTTGCCTATCGTTGTTAGTTCTTTGACTATTTGGTTTAATGTCATTCTTTTTTTCTTTTGCCAAATAAACTTTAAGCTTATTTTGGTTTTTAATGTTTACTTGTTTACTCATATTTTAGCAACAACCGATATTACCCTGATAACGTTCTTCAAACGATTTTCTGTGCTTCCCGTCAAAATCTTCGCCGCAGCAACCATTGTCGCCCAACCACATTGAAACAGTATATCCTTCGTTGTCAGGTTTGATTGAATCAATGCCCGAACCAAAGTTTAAATAGTTTGGATATAAAGCATTGTTTTGTTTTAAATATTTAATAAGTCTTTGTTTGTAGAATTCAGCGCGTGCGCGGTATCTATTGGCAACGTCAATCATATCCTGCATTGAAGGACTTTCTTGATTTTCGCCTGTTTTTCTAATTAACCCCTTATTGTAAAACTGATATGATAAACCTTGCGGTAATTCAGACATAACGTAATAAATCAAACAATCAACAATGTAATCGTCCAATAATGTCGTCTGTAAAGCCGTGAAACTGTTTGCTTCAACTGCGGTTTGTAATTCGTTGTAAAGCGCCGAACCCAAAGCCGGTAAAATGTACATATCCTGCGCCGTCTTAATTTCAGGTAAAACTAATTTTTCGTCCACGTTTGCGTGCAACCCTGTTCTGTCCTTAATTGACTGTACTGATATGAATAATGTGTTTTTGCTCATTTTATTTTCTTGTTACAATATTTGAAACCCATTGGTGGCGACAACTTGGTTCGTGTTCGTTAGTTCCCGGTACTGTGTACCAACCGCCCGCCCTATCCCAAACGGAATAACCAAGTCTTGCGCTTATTTGCTCAATTTCAGAACGTGAATACATTTTTCCCGCGTCTAATAAAGCCACACAAAACGGACGGCTTGTTTTTTTATCTGTATTATTAAACCCTGATTTCCATTCGTAAGAATAGCGAATTAATAATTCCTTTGTTGTCGGCTGAACCTTAACTAATATGTCGCCCAATGGCGCAGTAAGTATGTGTTCTGTAATTATGTTTTCGTCAATTCCTTCGCCTATTGCGTATTCGTTTATTTCAACATAACCGTTTTCAACCAAAGTTTTGATAACCAAATTAATTGTTTCAACGTTTTGGTCAAGTGTTTCAGCCAATACTTCAGGCGTAATTCTTTTGTCCTTTGCCATTAAATCCAAAACATTGGCTTGTAATTGGCTAACGTCTGCAAACATTTGATATTCTGAATCGTCGTTAAAGCGTGTTTTTTGCTTCCAAACATTGAACCCTTGCTTTGCTTCGCCGAACTCATAAAAGGCGCTGAAATCGTCTTTAAATTGCGCTGACTGTACAACAGGAACTGTGTCTTCCGGCGCTTGGTATTTAGTCATATCAATTCCCGCTTTTTCCAATAACCATTCCTTCGGTGCAATTTCCTTCAATAAGTTTTCAGTAAATTCAAAACCAATTGGTTCAGTTGGTATAATGCTTAATTCAGGTTCAGAAACTCCCCTGTATTTAGCCAACATATTAAACACCCCTTCAAGGTGCATTTGCTTACTATTTACATAAGTATTTTTAAATATTTCGTAACCGTCACGCATTTCAGAACGTGAACCCAATTTTCCCGCTTCTGCAATACCGAATATTGAAGGCGTTGTAATTTGGTGTCCTGAAAATATGTTAGTTTGAATTAAAGAATCAACACGGTTGAAGTCTTCTTTTGTAATATCTGAAGCACCCAAATCGTCAATAATTGGTTTTCTTGCGCTATCATTTACGAAAGCCAAAATAAACTTCTTACCGTCTGAACCACTAAATCTATTTGAAAAACGTTTTTCAATATTGCGTTTTTCTTCGTCTGAAGGTTCGCCGTTAGGTAACGTAATTAATTTACTTGCGCTAAATCCTGTTTGCGCATTTCCTAATACGTGTTTTGAAATTTCAATGTCTGATTCAATATAGTTTAACGCACCAAAGTAACCCGGTAAACTATAAATACCCATATTTGGGCGGTATTCTTTAACGTATAAAATCTGTTTTCCTTCGGGGTGGCTTGGATTGAATGCAGCGTAAACTCTTTGTTTTTCGTTTCTGTCTGACCAATCTTCTTTGTACCAAAACTGCGTATTGTCTTTATTTGTACGAATCTTAGTATAGTCTAAATGCCATACTTCAGCCAATTGACCTGTAACAGACCAAATGATTTCTAAATAATAACCGCCGAATAATTCGGTATCCAATGAAACTTTGCGCGTTAAATCGTCCAAAGATTCCATTCGGTTAACTTTCTTAATGAAAGTTTCAGCGCTTTCGCTGCCCTTCCAACCGTTGCCGGTAATATAATGCACCTTGCTTTTTACAATGGCGTTATGTTTAGCCGACTTATTGAATAAGTCAACCAAATAAATTGGGTAGTCATTGCGGTCGCCGTACTGAATATATCCTTCGCCCTTTTTTTCCTTAAATTCAGGTTGGCGTGCTTCTGCAAATGTTAATACGCGTAAATCCATTATTGTCTAATTGTGTAAGTGTCTGTTGTTTGATATTCCGTAAATTCAAAAGGCGTTCCGACTAACTCCATAATCCCCGATTCAATCATATTTAAACCGGTTGGGTTGGTGTTTGTCGTACTTGTTTGCTCGTAAATTTCATAATCATATTGACCGTTTAACGCTGACCCAAAATTAGTGTTCGTTACAATGCTAAATTCATTATAACGGTCTTTATATTGGCTTATGTCAGTCGCGTTTAACTTTACAAACTTTATTTCTGTGTTTGCGCTTCTATTTGTGAAAACAAACAAATAATTTGGGTTTGTCAATAACTGTTTTTCAGTTAAGGTTAAAATAATATTTTGCGTCTGACCTTTGGTTAACCTAATCATATAAGTAAATAGCTAAAAGTACAATTTGTTGCATATTAAACAAAAAAACCGCCGAACCAATTAAGGAACGGCGGCAAACCTATAAACCTATGAAAAACAAAGTTATTAAGAACCCGGTGTTTCTAAAGCTAAAGCAACAACTGAAGTTACACTTGGAGCTAACGCAGGTTCAGAACCTGTGAAAGTTAAAGTGAATCCGCTTCTGTCGCCTTGCGCAGTACCTGTTGAAGCTGCATTTGCAGTCATATCAATACCGCGTGTTTTTCCTAAATACCAATAGATTCCGTTGCTATCTTTTGCAACTGCAACTAAAGAATTTTGCGCTAACAACAACAATTCGTTGCGTGTGTTAGTCTGCATTTTATTAAGGATAATCTGAAGTTCTTGCGCGTAAAAAACAGTCCCGTTTGCAACAGAAGCGTTTAATGTTTGGTTGAACATTGAAGTATCTTTTACTAAAGCATATTTCCAAAAACGTTTTCCCGCAGCCTTAGTCAAAGCAGTAATAACACCGCTTGCTTCAGTTGTTGTTGTTACGTTTGCAGCTTCAGTAAAATAAACTTCAACGATACCGCCTAAACTATCGCGACAATCTAAAGTGTATCCTTGTGTTAAAGCACAACTCATTGTTAATTAATTTAATATTTTAAAAAAGTGGGGGTATATTTCAACCCCCGAATAATTAAGCCAATACGAATTTCACAACTTCGTCAGGGAATGCAATATTCACACCCATTTTGAATTCAGAAACGAAACGTACTTGGTCAGCTTCTTTTGCGTAGAAGATTTCAAATTTTTCTTCTTCGTTCAATAAGTCTGTACCGATGAATAAGTTGCTTAAACGTGTAGCGTAAACTTTATTAGTACCGTTCAAACCTGCAACCGCAACAACTTTAATCATTGTACCCGGTAAAACAAATTCGCCGTCAGCCTTAGCGTCAACTGAATAATGGAAGCTGTTAGCGTTCTTTAAAGCAATTGTGTAAGTTCTGAATAAATCCTGACCACAGAAGATAGTCATATCTTCAGCAGCAACTACTTTCGCAGGGATTGCAGCGTAAACACCGTCAAAAATGCTGATTACGTTAGCAGCAGTAATTGAACTCAAAGGTGCGCCTGAAATGTAAGTTGAAGCGTTAGCAGCAACAACACCTGAAGCAGCGCCGATTAATTTTACTAAACCGTCAAACTTGTTTAAGTTAACGTTCACAGAATCTGTGTCGCCTTGCCATAAACCTGTTTCTAATTGAGCAGCAATAGTTTTCGCTTTCTTGTCTGCGAATTCTTGCTCAAAAGGAATTGAATCATACATTGAACCGGTAGGTAAAGCTTTTTGTAAATACTTAGCTTCTAAGTCTTTTGGACAAAGTGCTTCGTTTACTTTAATTTTACCAACAGTCACAGTTCTTTGTGTGAAAGTTGTTGAACCTGATGCAGTAAATCCGCAGCTACCCCCGCTTTGAAAAATTGCGTCTGTGTCCATAATGTTAATCGTTTCTGAAGACTTAACGCCTACCATAACGTTTCCTGCACTCTTAATTAAAGAAGCAGTTTTTGCACCTAATACAGAAGACGTAACCAAAAGGGCTGCGTTTTGTTCTGTATAGTTAGCTAATGCTGATACATTAAATGCCATTGTTATCTAATTTTAATTGTTTAATAATGCTTGTCTATATTTATTTAATCTTTCTTCTTTAATATCATTGTTTGATACAAATTCAGAAAAATTGCTTGGCTTTTGAATTGGGTCTGCGCTTGGTACGTTTGAAAGTGCTTCAATCAATTCAGCTACTTGTGCAAAGCCTTGCTTAACTTTATTTTCTAATTCCAATACTTTTGCGTCTGAAACTTCTTTTGCTGCTTTTAATTCAGCAATTTGTGCTTCAAATTGTTCTTGCATTTCTGCAATCTTTTTGTCTTCTTCTTTTTTAGCTTCAATTTCTGTGTCAACTTCCGGCATCACTTCTTCTTCTTTTGCAGAAATTTCAATGATAATACCGTTTTCGTCTAACTGAATCTGTGTCCCGTCGGCTAATTGGTGTTCGCCCGCAGGTGCAGGTGTACCGTCAGCCATAGTAACAGAACCGCCAATTTCAAAAGCTGAAATTTCAACTTTCGTTCCGTCCATTAAAGAATATTCAGCCATTTCAACCTTTGTTTCTTCAACAATCGGTGTTTCTTCAGCTTTCACTTCTTCAACAGGCGCAGCATTGTCTTCAAACAACGCTTTGATTTTTAAAATCGCTTCCTGTGCGTTCATACTTTTTTTATTATATAGTTAAAAAATAAAATGTTTATCACTTAACCTGTGACAATATTTTTTTGATTTCGTCAACCATTGAAGCAACTTTATTTACTTCTTTTGGTTTGTAGTTAAATAAACCTTCAACGCTAAATCCTGCAATGTCGCCACTTTTTACTTTCGCCCACGCTTCGTTATTGTCAACAATCATTGACCCAAACCAACTGCCAACAGGTGCGTCTTCAAATCCTTTCATTGGCATAATGCCACGTGCAGGGTCTGAAATAAAGCTTTCAAATAAAGTCACGCCGTCAAATTGTGCATTTGAATCGTGCATTAAATTCACATTGCTTTGGAATCCTTTTTTGAAGAATTTTTGTACAATTTTAAGAATAGTGTCCGCACTAAAAGCCACGTAGTAATCACCGTAAGTACTGTCACTACGAAAAATAGGAGTGTCAGCCAACATAATAGCGCCTGAAATAATGCGACGGTCTTCGTTAACAATTTCAAATTTTTGTGTTTTATTAAATGCGTTCCAATTCTTTTGGATAGCCGGACGGTCAACCAAAGCAATGAAGTCAACTTGCGAATCGTCTTCAATGTCTTCTGTTATGTCCAACATATATATTGGTAATTCAGTATTCATACCCATAAATAGTTTAATTTTTAATATTTATCATTTATTGGAATCGTGCGCGGTTTTGAATTTCTGCGTCACGGCTTTGTGCGTCTGAAATGTCACGTTCAACAACGTATGCACGAACTGTTGGGGTTTGACCACCACCGCCTGCGCCTACACCGCCACCACTTGTGCCTAAATCGGGCGAAGCACCACCACCTAAGTCGGGAACTGCGCCACCAGCACCGCCACCACCTAAGTCAGGCGAACCCCCGCCACCTTCGCCTAAACTTGGCGAAGTAACTGTGCCTTCTGATGCTGATTCATAGTTTTGTGCTTTAATTAAAGCAACTTGCTTATATCCAAAAACCAATGCTGCCGCTGCTGCTGCCGCACCCAAAACCGGACCAACTATCGGAATAACTGCAAGTGATTGGAATGCCTGAACCGCCGATTGTAAAGTTCCAATAATAGCTTGCGCAATTTGTGTTTTCTTATTTTGTTCAAATGCTTTTTTTCTAAGTTTTTCTTCTTCAACTGCATTGCCCTTAACCTTTTTAAGGTCTTGTTCAAGTTGCATTTGGTTTATCTTACTTGCCGAAGAAAATATATTATTTATAGCACTTAAAGTAGTTGTTGCATAACCTAAATATTCATTTAATTGTTCTAATTTAGTTTGCTTTACTTGTTTTGCGTATTTTGCCTGAATAGCTGCTAAAGCTTTTTGAAATTCTTCTTCATTTATTTTCTTTTGGTCAAATTGCTTTTGAAGTTCTAAAATTTCCTTCTTTTCAGCTTCATTTATTAATTCAATTTTAGCGTCATAATAAGATTGAGTGCCTTTAGTTAATGCTTCAAGGTTTAATTCTAATAACCTTAATTTTTTATCTAATCTTTTACTTTCTTCTTCAAGTTCAATTTTAGTAATATCTTCTTCAGCGGTTTGCTTTAATTGATTTCTAATTTCAGTCTTTTCAGTTTCAGATAATTTTATGAATTCTTTATCTTCTTCTAATTCTCTTAAATCTTTATCAAGTTTAGCTAATCTTTCTTGTTTTGCTCTTTCAACGTCATCTTCAACTGCGGCAATTTTAATTTCTTTTATTTTTTCATTAAACGTATTAAGATTATCCGCGTCTTCTTTTTGTTTTTTATCTGTATCTTCTTTAATCTTTTTGTCAAGGTTATTTTTATCCGCAACAAATTTTTCATTATTTGTTTTAATTAATTCATCTTTAACAGATTGCGAAACCTTTAATTGATTAATTTCATCTTCTTTAGCTTTCTTATCTATTTCTAATTGCTTTAAAGCCTTAGCATTTTCATCTTCTATTAATGCCAAACTCTTTGCATTCTGCAAATCAAGAAGCATTTTATTTGCAGTCTTCGTGTCTTCTTCTGCTTTTTTAGCAGCATCATCTCTATCTTTTTGCGCTTTATCCGCAGCTTTTTTATTGGCGTCATCTCTATCTTTTTGCGCCTTGTCAGCTGCTTTCTTATTTTCTTCTGAAACTTTTTTATTATAGTCAGCCGTTAAAACTAATTGCTCGGTTTTTAAGTCGCGCATTTGTTTTTGTTCTTCTTCAGTTAACTTACCTTTTACCTTTGCTGCATTTCTTAAATCATTAAGTTGATTTTCAATAAGTTGTGTACTTAAATCGTAAACTTCTTTTTCTGAACCGCCTTGCGCTTTTAATATTTTAATTCTATTAGCAATATCTTCATTTGCTCTTTTATTAGCAGCTGATATTTTGTTTAGGTTTCGTTCTGCTTCACTTGTAACACCAATAAAGTCAGTAAATTGTTCAACCAATCCTGCTATCCCTTTGGCTAAACTACCTAATGGACTGCTTTTAATCCAATCTGAAATTGCATCAAAGTTGTTTATAACCGCGCCTAATGCAACAACAAGCGCACCAATACCTGTCGCAACAATAGCACCTTTTAAAACTTTAAATCCCGTACTTGTTTCAACAGTTGCAACACCAAACGCACGCTGAACAACCGCAGCCGTTTTAGTTGCTGCATTATTTAATTCTTGGAATGTCGTTGTGCTTTTAATAACCGCACCCAATTGTCTAAAAGAATCAATACTTTCGCCGACCGCTTGCAAACCTTGTGACAAAGCCATTGCAGCATTTACTTTCAATAATGCTTTTTCAACGTCTTTATTTTCACTTCCAAACAAAGCCATTGCACCTTGAAGCGCACTAAATCCACCTGCAACACCTGCCAATGAAGAAGCAACCGCCTTAAACTTTGCGTCAGGATTAAATGCGTCTGTCAATGCTTTTGCGTCACCGATACGGTCTTTTAAGTCAGCCGCACGTTTAGCCGCATTAATAGCTTCCTTTGAAGTCGCGCCAAATTTGTCAGCCATTAAAGCAACATTCGCAACCGCTTCTTTTAACTGCGTTCTTAAACCTTTAACCGTTTGGTCAGTAGCTTCAAAAGCAGTATCTAATTTCTGAACTTCTTGCGTTGCCTGCGCGGCGTCTGTGGTTACTTTTATACCAATTATTTCGTCTGCCATTAATTCGTGTTTATTACTTTTAATAAATTAACCTGTGTTGTGTTATATGCCGTCGGGTCGTATGCTTCAACTTTATTCAATCTAAACAATACGCCATTTATCCAAATGTATTTACTGAAATCTAAATTGTAAATGTCAAGTGCATTCAAATAAACGCGACAGGTCAAAAGCTTAGATTCCATATCCGTAATTTCTAAAATGTACGGTTTATGATATGTGTTAAATAAGTTATTTGTTGGGTAAGTTGACGCAGGGAATTGCAATTCCTTTGGTGCGCCAAAATTCAAGTCAACCGTTGGGTTGGTTGGGTCGTCTAAGTGTCCCGCATAACCGTAAGCCGTTAATTGAACCAATGTTCCGCCGCCGTCGTCTTGAATCTTCCATTGTGAAACGCCTGTAAACTTCTTCGCCATTAAGACGCGAATAACGCTATCCATTGGGTCTTCCTGTGTATTATTATTTGACAATTTGTATATGTCAGTATGGTATTTGTCCTGTCCTGTATGCAACTTCAATACTGAAGGTGCAAAAATAATTTGTGTTGAAGCCGTATCTTTTACGAAGTCAAATTCAGAATCATAAATAAAGTCGCCGTATGATTGACCGTACTTTTTCAAATAGTTGTCGTTATAGTAATCTGAATCAGGCGTGTATTTATAGGCATAATAACGCGCGTTCAACTGTGACATTGGTTTAATTGACATTGTTGAAGCAATATCTATTTTCTGCGACCAATCCAAAGAATTCGTCACGGCATCAGAATAGAAGTCAATAAAAGGTGCAATGTTAATTTGTTTTTCGTTTATGTTATCCTGATAAACGTAAAGATTGAACATTTTACAAACTGACAAAAAGAAGTCTTTTTGGAAAATACCCTTTGGCAAATTATTATTCATTGAAACAGTACCATTATACGCAACAGAATCCAATTGCGCGGCTAACTGCGTAAAAGTAAAGTTAGCACTTGACACTGTCACAATATAAGTATTGGCAGTTACGGGGACGCTAATATTTATGTAAACTGTGTTAGTGTTTGCAATATTACCTGTCCAATCAAAACTAAATGTATAAGGGTTATTTGCTGAAAATGTGTTTTGTGTCAAAGTCTGAACGGCAACACCTGCAACGTATAAAGTCGCAGTAATAGAAGAAGCAGCGTCCGTTTGATAAACTCCGGTTATGGAAGCCAACGCGCGCACAGTCTTTGTACCGTCAGTATAAGTAAATATGCTTTTAGTTCCATTTTCCGTAAAATTAAGTAAAGTCGTATTATCAAAAGGTACATTTATATTTCGTGCAGTTGGTGTATTACTGTTTAAAATTGTTTTAGTTGCTGCAATAGTTGCAAGTATAAATTGGTCATTCGTACCTTGTATTCCCTGACTGTTGTTTGGGATAATAAGTTTCTTAAAAAAGTCTGTATTGAAAAAGTCGCAATTCAAAGTATAAGTCGTCCCTTCAAATATTTTTTCAATGTATTCTTTTGCATATAATGCAGGGCGAAACGTTGAAACGTGGAAATCGTCTTTACCTGTTGAAACGTCGCCGTAATCAATCAATGGATAATAATAACCTGAACCGTTTATTGTATTCCAACTGTTTTGTATTGTTGTTACATTCCAAGTGTGGTTATATTCGCTAAAATCTAAGTCTTCCAAACGCTTATTCCCTAACTCCGTAATAAAGCCGCCTAATTCGCCAAATACGGCGCATTGATATTCTGTTGAACCGTTGTTAGTTATGATTTCAAGTATTCTAATAACGCCCTTAAATATCTGTACTTTGTCAATATATACTTCGCACTTCGCCGCCTGTGACGGTGTAAAGTTTGAAGCAACGTTTGGCAAATCCATATTATGTTCGTGCGCCATACCTAAGTCAAAAGCAAAACCCAAAATTTTATTATTTCGGGCAGTTGCAGGAATGGATATTGTACGGCTAAAAGACGTATTTCTTGAACCGAAGTCACGCACGTCGTCAATCGTGTACGTGAAATCCGTTCCAATGTCTTTTAACAAATCAATCAATTCGTTTTCAATGTATATTTCGGTTCTAATCATTATCTGTACTGACTGTTTAAATATTTTCCAACTTCAACTTCTAAGTCAAAATTAAATAGCTTGTCCGATACTTTATATTTATATTGATAATTCGTGTTTCTAATTGTCACAGGGAAAAACGCACCTTGAACTTCCATATAAACAATAGGCGAAGCTACTAATTGTGCCAACCAAGCGTAATCTTGGTCATTAACCCAATCTGAAGTTAACATATAATAGTCCGTGTGTTGAATAGCGAAGTTATACGTCGTTTCGTTGTATTTGTTGTATGCGTCAATATTGGTCATTTGACCATTTGATAATTGATAAGGGTTGCGTCTGTATGAAGAACGTTGAAATTCACTTCTTCGTTTGTTGACCAATCTGAAAGCCATTGTATCGTACCCGCCAAGTCTGTTGAGAAAGTGAAGGTTATACTGTCTGTACTTAGGGTTACATACCTGCCTGAATCGTAATACCCTTGTGGTTGCTGCGCCAAGCGAAATATAAACATTGTAACCGTAAGTATTTTGTGTTATTATTTCAGAACCTGCCCATTCGTTAATTGCCGCCGCCTGAAAATTAAATAAATTAAATTGTCCTGACATTGTCAAAGCACCGCTTACCGCAGTTCCAAAAGTTCCGTCTTCGTTTGTTGGTTGAACCCAAAGTTTATATGAACCGCCTGTAATCTTTAAAAATGTAATAAAGAATTGGTCGCCGTATTCAATGGTAATATCTGAATTGTCGCGGTCGCTTAACCAATCGTCCGTGTAATTCTCAATTAATAAGTTGTCGTAGTAATTAGACAATACCAAAGGTACTTCGCCGTTTTCTGTGAATATATCCCCGAACAATGGCGCGTAATAGTTATACGCAGAATAAGAACCTGAAGCCAAATTAGGCGTAACTGCGCCGCTTACTTCTTCGCCAATACGTACTTGATAATCAACCTTTATTTTGTCGTTAGAAGCCATTAAAACCGTATTTCCGGACGGTTCAAAATAGTTTGTAACGTATGCGCGCACCATTGGCGACGCGTTAAATACACCGTAACTTCCTTCTGCACTTGGCGCAGGGAATACTTTGTTTCTGCTTACCTGTGCGCCGTTAATATAAACGTCGTAAACGAATTTAAAGTTTGTTACCCCAACATTTGTTGAAGAAGCCACAAACCAAAGGTCGTCGTGCATACTTGGATATGTAGCCGGTACACTATTTACTGTTATTGCCATTTTCTATTTTATTTCCAATTTGTCTAATTTGTAATTGAACGTCCCCACCAAAAGCCGAAGCCATAACTTCAAAAAATTCTTTGTTAAATACAGTTTTAATTGCATTATCAAAAAACTTTGTTGTTTTTAAACCGTCCCTTTTAATTGCCGCCGCCGTTCTGTATGCAACCTGCATTAATGTCAACGGCTTACTTGTAACCTGTTTTAATCTTCTATTCTTTGTCTGCGTTGCGCTTAGATTCTTTTTTTGTGAATCCGTGCGCGCTTTTACTTTGCCTAATTTGTACCATTCCAAAATTGACTTAGCCATTTTTTCATTTGGGAACGGTGTTTTGTATTTATAAGGCGAATCTGAAGATACTTTTTTTGGTCTTGCATTTTCCCCACCTGCGCCACGAACCCCTTTGTTTACGAACCTATAATAAACCGAAGCAGGGTTTTTGGGGTCATATCCTAACTCCATTTCGTAATTATTCCCGAACTTGTTAATTCTTGGTACAACCAAATCCCCAATTTTACCCGAAGCAATTGAACCGCTTTTGTCTAAGTTAGCCTGAACCGTATCATTAAAAACCTTCCCGTAATACATTAACATTTGTTCAGCAATAGGATATTCAGTCGGGTCAATTAAGTTGTAATAATCCCCAATTTCTTTTAAATATTTTTCCCTTAAAAAGACTGCCTGTGCTTTTGCTTCACTCATACCAATAAATAGCCAAAATAAACCTAAATACCGCCAATAGAAAAACCCCGCTAAAAAACGGGGTCTTCTTCTTTTGCTTATAACAATAAAAACCAACTACATTCTTAATCTTTTTGCTTCTTCGCGGTCGTGTGAATTCTTGGCTTTCATATATGCCATTATGTTCAGAAATTCAATAGTCTTCATTTCAAAAGCTTCCGAAGTTCTAATATTTTCGTGTTCGGCAACAAGTTTGGCGGTATAATGCCACCCGTAGATTCTGATAAAAGCTGAACCACCTGTTCCGCTTGTTGTTGTGTCACTCCCGCCTTCGTCATTTCCTGAATCGTATAATCCATTGAAATTTCTATCCAATTTCTGTAAATTTGATAAAAAAAAACCAACGAATGATAAATGTGAATGAAATTCGCTTCTTGCATATCCTGCGAATATTCTTCGTGCTTACTTGCGTCGTATTTGTCGTCAACCCATTTGCCAAACCAAGTCTTCTTTTGCGGAATAACCATTGACGCAGCTATTTTGTGCAGGTTTGCCAATGTATCTTTGCTGAATACTTTGCTTTCAATGTAACGCGCCGCAGGCATATTTTTAATGTCGTAATTCATACGATAACGCCTGCCATTTATAACAATAAAGTCAACCGGCTTACCTTCAATTGGTTCGTCTAAAAAAGCTAATTCTTTGCGCAGTTCTTTTAAGTCTTCAATTGCTAAACTGTCAATCTGATATTCTGTTAAACCTGTGACGATACATAATAGCTTAACTTCTTTGTCTAATTCTGTCCAATCTTTTTCAGGGTTGGTAATTATTGGCATTATTTGTTGGTACTGCCAAAGGGTTAAATTATTCCATTTCATAAAACGAAGTTAATAAAAGTTCTTCAATATCTGTGTCAGATTCCAACATTTCGTCAATCTTATTTATAACGTCTGCACAGGAAAAAGGTTGACCTGTCAAACATTGTGACCAAACCCATTCGCGAAGTTCGTTCAGTTCTTTCATATTATAAAAATTTATTAAGTCCGTTAGCACTTGACATAATTGCGTCTGCGCGTTGTGTTAAACTTTCAATTTGACTTTTAATTTCTTCTTTGTCTTTGCTGCAATAATAACCGTTTGAAGTTGCTATTAATGGCAAAATACCTTCTGCACGTATAAAGTTAACAATTTTACGCAATCTAACTTCTGAAAAATTAGATTTCAAACCTAAGCTTTCGCGTTTAGCATTGATTGCCTGTACTATTTCAGGCGCTTTAATTGGGTTATCTTTTGTTTTAGTGTTAAATCCTTTTATTAGGATAGGCACTAATTTTTTTTCTTCGTCGGTCATTTCCCTTGTCAGGAATTCAAAGTTTGTTATCATTGTTATAAGCTTTTAAAATATCCCCGCCCGTTACATAACCTAAACACCCCTGTTTAAAAATGATTGTTGAATTTGGACGGGGACAATATTATTGGTCTGCTAACGCTAAGGTAAGCATTTTTAATTGTTTTATTTCCTGTTCTTTTAAAGCTAATTCTTTTTCAAGGCGTTGAATCTTTGCGATTAATTCCGCAATTTCCAATTCCATTAACGTTGTCTGTTTAAGTTCGTAGTAATTAGGCATTTGAATCAATTTTAGCTTGGTCAATTTGGTTTTCTGTTTCTTGGTCAGCTTCCAATTCTTCTTCGTCTTCTTCTTCCCAATCGCAATGTTCTAAGCAGTCAGGGCAAAGGTCAATTTCAGGAAAATTGGTATGCGCACCGCAGCAAGTTGAATAAGGCATAATTATAAGTTTTCAATTAAAGCGGTTAACAATAAAGCCGCCGTAATAATAGCGAAGAACCAACCCATACCCAATGATTCTTTTGCGTATTGCTTTTGACGTTCTGCTAATAATTCTAAATGTTTTTCCTGTGGTGTTTTTAATTTGTTTGCCATAAGTTAAGGTTTTAAAATGTGCGTTTAGCAGTCGCACCCCTGCGGGGGATATTATGCGTTATAAGTTGTTACGATTGCTTTTTGTAAATCTTCAATAAAGATACCGTTTAATTCAGAAACTTTTGTTTCGTTAATTCCTTTCAAAGTATAAGCTTTCACGTTGTATAAATCGTTAACCAAAGTAACGTCAACGAATCTGTTTCTGTTACATACTAACTTTGTAAAGTTTTTTCCGTTTACTTGGAATTTAAAACCGATTGTCATTTGTGTTGTTAAAGTTGTCATTGTTATTTGCTTTTGTTAACACAAATATACACCTTCTACACATTACCAACCAAATCTTTTTTAATGTTTTTTCTAAAAATGTGATGAACGGTAAATAATAAGGATAAACGGTTATGCGAAGGCATAACGCCCTGAACCGCGCTTTATATTGTGGTTTTGCCAAGCCAAAGCCAATGCCATAACGCAGTCGTCGTGGAATCCGGAAGGCGCTGAATACCTAACGCCATTTGCCGTGAACTGATATTCAAACACGTCTAATTCGTCCACAATAACCCCTTCAGGGAATCCAATTTTGCCCTGTTGAATGGCTGACGCTAAACCTTCCATTAATTGTTGTTTTGACTGACTTGTAAACTTCAAACCTTCAATATTTACGCCCTCACGAAGCAAGTCTTCCAATATCGGGTCGCCAACACCCGTTGAATCCACGATTATAGGCGCAGGCGGCAATCTTTTTATTGTTTCTTTGGTATTATGCCAATCCAATTGGAAGCGGTCAAAATAAGCCACGTTGCCGGCATTATCCAAGCCAATGATAACCGTAAAGTCAACAGACTTCGCAAGGTCAATCCCGTATGAAACAATTTGATGCGCTGAAATAGGTTTTATGCAACGTTTGATAAATGCGTTCCCAAAAGGGTTGGCGCTATTCTCTGCGGGGTCTGCTAAATATTCCTGATTAAATACAACTTCCGGCAACTGAATTCGTGCTTCGTCAATTTCGCGGGGGTTTATATGCGGGTTGTCGTATGTGCTAAATTTGAAGCTTTGCCAATCGTTTTCGCCCTGCTTCATAAACAGGGAATAAAAAAAGTTCTTCCCGCGTGGGGTTGAAAGGAAAACCGCACGTCCTTCATAATCTGTCAGCGTTGGGCGAATGCTATTATTCCAACCGTCTTCTAAGTCTGAAATAAAAGCCGCTTCGTCAATAATAACCAAATGGAATTTGCGTCCGCGTAAATTGTCTAATCGTTCCCCTGTGAAAAATTCAATTGACCCTTCGTTGGGACAGTATATTTTTAGCTTTGAAATATTGTTTTTGAATGGCAGCGTCTTTGTCAGGCGTTCAAAGAATACTTGCGCCAATCCGTAAGTCGGTGTAACGTATGCAACAGAACCGCCTTTTAAAGCTTCTGTAATTCCAAGTATTTGTGACAATTCAGACTTACCGAAACGACGTCCGCACATAACGACAATAAATCGTTTTGACGATTCTAATATTTGTCTTTGGTTAATATGTGGGGTTGGCAGTTCAATGCGCATAATGTAAAGATACGCCGTTTATACTACAAAATGGTTTTGCCGTCAACAAATACAACTTCAATTCTTGAATCCTGTTGAACGTCAACCTGTTCTTTTGGTTTACCGTAAACGCGTGAAAGTAAAGTATCCATTGAATAAAGACTTCCGTTATTCATTGACTTTATGATTGCCTTTGCAACTGTCATTTCAAGTACGGTTGCGTCAGGGTTCTTTGTCACTGCTTCCAATTCTTTTGGTGTCATTGACATAAGCGCCTGAATTGAATCGTTTATTTCGGCTAATTTGTAACCCTGTTCTTTTAACAGACTAACGTATTTTCTTGGGCGTCCTTCCAAGTTTCGCCTTGTATCTTCGCCCGCCTTAAATGGTTTTAAACCTGAAGTATTTTTTGCCATAGTTTACACAGTTTAAACACAGTTTACCTTCCCTGACCCCTGTATTGTTTTGGTCTTGGTGTGTGCTTATTATAAGATTTCTTTGCGTGTCCGCATTTCCTTTTTCCGAATGATACTTTGCGACTGTCTGACTTAACTTTTGCCATTTAATACTTTGTTATGAATGTCCTTTAAATATTGATAATGTGTTTTTGTGTCGCCCATAACAACGTGACATTGTCGGCATAACGCCTGTAAATTGTCAATTGTATCTTGGTTCTTCGTTCCCCCCATTCCCCGCGCGTCTATATGGTGTATGTCAACCGCCTTTTGCCCGCATACTTCGCACGCAATAAAATCTTCTATTCCGTAGCCAAAGTATTCAAGGTAAATTTTAACGTGCTTCTTCATCTATTTGTTTAAGCTTCTTTTGCGCCCATTCAATCCCTTCATCGCCACCCCACGCCAACCACATTAAAGCGCCGCAATCTTTTTTAGGGTCGCCCTTTGAATTCTGTCTGTGCCTTTCAAAAGACGCCATTCTTGAAATTGTGTCACGGGATATATTTTCCGCGCTTGCTAATTGATTGGCGCGCGCCCAACCAACAGGCGTTCCGCAGCTTAATTTGTATTCGTTTCTAATATTTAATGCCTTTTGTGCGTTTAATATTGCCGCTTTTGGGTAATCGTTATATGAATTTACCATTGAAACCCTAATTGCTGCCCAAGCGCGTTGCGCAGTTTCTTCGGTGTCATATATGCAAGCGCCTGACCCAATTCTATATTTCCCGTTTGAACATTTAATTACCGGCATTTCCTATTAGTTTACTATAAATAGCGAATCGGTGTTTGTTTACTTCGTGTAAATTGAAATTCTTGTTGCAGTATTCGTACAAAGCGTTGCCGTAGTGTTTTCGGGCGTCAGGGTCATTTACTAATAACTTAATCCAATAATACCAATCTTTTTGACTGTTTACGTGACAGGCAGGATAAAAACCCCTGTACGGGTGTACGTTGCTAACTATTGCGGGGTTCTTCTTTGCTGCGGTTTCTAATACCTTTAAATTTGACTTCATTGAATTAAACTTGGAATCTACCAAAGGAATTAATGAAATATCTGAATCCGCGTATGCCGCCATATATGAAGTGACTTCGTTATAATTGTAAATCGTCGGGTTTAATTTTAACCCGTTAGTAAATGCTGCAATCATTCCGTCCCAAATTGGTTTTTCGCCTTCGTTATATCCTGCAATTACAGTTCGTACCGGAAAATTAATACGCTTCATTGGATTGCGTAAAATTTCCATATCCTTACCGTGTGTGCCTGAACCTGACCAAAACAAACGAACAATGTCTGAATCCTTTTTAAAATCTTTAAATTGTTCTTCGCCGTATGGAATGGCATTTGGCACAATTTCAACATTTGAATTGTACAGTTTAACTTCTTCTGCTAATCGTTCGTGCGTAACGGTGCAAAGGTCAGCAATACGAATCCAATCAATAATTTGTTTCGGTATGTTATTTAAAATATATCGTTCATATAATAAATGCGAAGGGTCTAAGTGCCAAAAGTCGTCGTTATCAACAATTAATTTGAACCCGTATTTTTTACGGAAGCCGTCCATTTGTTCGGGCGTTACATTTGCCAACATACGATTCATAACCACAATATCATAATTCCCTTCAAATGTTTCTTCGCTTAATGTGTCAGTCATTAAACAATAGTCTTTTTGCATATTGACTATTGGCATAATGATTCTATGGTAACCGACGCCGCTTGTTTTACTTGTAATTGCTAAAATGCGCATTTAATCTTTTTTTCTGTATGGTAAATTGGTTGGTATTTTTCCCAAATGGATTGCGCACGTGCTAAACTTTCGTCCTTCATTCTGCGGTATTCTGTGCCATTGCCAACGTCGTGTCCAATATGTTCAGAACGTAGGTCGGGAATATAATAATTTGTAAATCCTGCAATATTTGCGCGTTCAGCGAAGTCTTGGTCTTGCATTCCATAAGGGTCATATTCTTCATTGTAACCGCCAATGGTATCAATTAATTCCCTTGTAAGATAATTGTCGCCAAATGGCGTATGTACTTTATGCACTCCGTCTGTTAATGGCGGCAAATTTTCAACGCAATGAATCCCAATAATGCCCGTCTTTGGTATTAGGTTTGCATAATTAACCCACTTTAAAAGCCAATTTTCAGGAAGCAAAATATCATTTGCTAAAATACAAACGCCGTCGTATGCTTTGGTCATTTTTAATCCGGCATTTACACCGGCTGCAATTCCCCTTAGTTTAGAAGATACATTGCAGTTTGTCCAATTGTACATTTCATACGGGACTTGGTCGCTTCCGTTGTCAACTAAAAAGCATTCGGCGTTATAACCTGAATTTTTAAAATTTTGGTCAATAACGCGTTTGGTTAAGTCGTTTCTGTTTAGGGTTAGTAAAATTACGGCTATATTCATTTTCTTATATTTGAACCAAGCTTGCGCGCAGGCACGCCGGCATATTTCATTTCCTGTTCTGATACCCCTTTGAAAAAAGCGCTTGCACCAATCATACAACCTTTTTTGATTATGCTGAATTGGTGTAAAACTGCATTCAATCCAATATTTGATTTTTCGCCAACAACAGAATGTCCCCCAATTTTTGCGCCGCAGCTAATCGTTACGTCATTCATAATATGGCAATCGTGACCAATGTGCGCGTGTTTCATTATGAAACAACCATTTTCAATAATCGTTGGGTCTTCAGTTCCCGCGTCAATAGTAACTAAACCTGTTATCATATTGCCGTTACCAATTATAACTTTGCCTTTCGGTTGACCCCAATATTTTTTATGTTCAGCGGGGTCGCCAATGATACAATAAGCGCCAATGTAATTGTTGTCGCCTAATTCAACGTTGTCGCCAATTATGGCGGTTGGGTGTATAAAATTAGCCATTATTTTTTTGGTTTACGTCCGCGTTTCTTTATTTCAGGTTTTAAAGTAACTTCAATTCCTTCAGGTGTTTCTTTTAATTCAACCCTGTCTGAAATATCTTTTAATTTAGAAACGTCAATATTTTCATAAAAATTGTTTTCTATTGGTAAACTTTTGGGTTGTTGTTCGTACCATTTATACAAACGCATTATCATTTCAAACTTGCAAGCGCCACACCAAACAGACAATAAAAAGTTTGGGTCTAAATATGTACGGTATATGTGTTCGTACATTTGTAGGTCAGGCAATTCAAGGTTTCTTATAAAACCATTCTTTGCGGTTTCATAATTACCAATGTTAGCGTCCAACCATTCGCGGTGTTCTTGTTTTATTTCCATAAATTCCAAATTAATTTTGATACAATTGGCGCAGCAAAGCCGGCAATAAAGATTGTTGAAGTAATATTTTGTATTAGTTCAGGTGCGAAATAGTGTATTGGTGCAAGCCACGCAGCCAAGCAACTTCCGCAATTAAAGGGCTTGAAATTGACTCCCCATTTATGTTGTAGGTTGTGAATATCAATAAAAAATAATGATGCACAGATAGCAGTTAAAATTGATAAAATCATTTTCTTATGTTTTGTTTCATTTGTTTTTTGGTTTTATTTATAGTTCGTACAATTGACATATAAGGAATACCGGTTTTACGGCTTAGTTCTTTTGCATTCTTTTTAAAATCAATTGCATAAAGTTTCAATATTTCCTTATTGTACCAATGTAACCCTTCCAAGTTTCGTTCAAGTTTATCAATCAAATCCGTCGGTTCTGTATTCAGTCTTTGAATTTCTTTATTTAATTCTGTTGGCACAAACTCAATATGGTTTCGGTAATTCTTGTAAAAATTACTTCTGTCACTTTTAATCATATTCAGCATTGTACGTACAATATAAAATTTTAATTCATTCCTTTCATACAATCCAATTAACTTTTGTTCGTCCATTTCACAAAGAACTAAAAAAACTTCTGCTTTCAGGTCGTATTGTAATTCTTCCGGCTGCATTTTAGCAAATGCTTCGTTGACTTCTTTTAAGTCCCAAAATTCAGCTAAAATTTTATTTTTGACCATTCAATTAAAGCAGGTTTATTTTCTACTTCTGTACAAATATAAACAATCCCCCCACATTCAAAAATATCTTTTAATCGTTCTTTTTGTTCTTCGCTTAGTTTATCCCCTAACTTTTTGACTTCAACCGCGACATAAACACCATTTTCGGTGTAGCCTTGTAAGTCAGACCACCCTTTTTGAATTGTCCCTTTACGTTTTCCAAATGGAATATTGTTTACCCTGTTTAATCGGTAACCCACATATTCAAGGTTTTTTTTCGCCCATTTCGTAAGTTCGTTTGCGGTTATATCCATTTAAAAAGCTTTTATAGTTCCTTCTTTAATTTTGTTTTTGTATTGGTCGTTTACTTCTTTTGCGCATACTTTACAATAACCATAATATCCGTCAGCGTTTCGCCTGTCCTTCCTGAATTTGTCCCAATCCAAGTTCTGTTTGCACCTGTTGCACTTTTTCATAAAATTCTTTTTTAAATAAAAGTCTGTTTTGTTTGGTTTCAACTTCAGGATAATTTGCGTAAAAGTCAATAAAATTGTCTGTATAGCAATATTTTAAAGTTCCAAAATGTCTGTATTTAATTTGATAAATTTTCAAAATATTTAACTAACGCTAATTTTTTACATTGTGATTCAATATGATCTTCATTTTTTATTCTTTTGCTGAATTCTTTGGCTTCAATAGGATTCATTCGGTTAAGTCTGTATAAATTGTCTTCACGTACAACTTTAATCGTTTCTAATATCTGTTCTTTTGTAAACTTTAATTTCCCTTGTTTTAAAAGGATTGCAAATACTTTGTCAGCATTAAAAACACGGTTAAAATCTTTACGTTTACCTGTCAACCAATCGTTTTTAGTAAATTCAACAATTTCGTCGTCTGTCAATTGCTTAACGGGCGGTTCAGGCGGCGGGGGTAAATTACGGCGAATTTCGTTTGCTTTCACTTTGTATGCGTTTAAAATTTGGGATATATATTTAGGCGAAAACTTCTCATAATGGTCTGTATTGCATTCTAATCGTCCCTGAATTGCCATTTTAAAAGCAATGCGCATTTCCTGTACTGTAAAATATGGGTAAGTTGTACGAATGTAATCTTCAATAACTTCCAATTCCATTTTGTCCGGCAAACGGGTTAAACCTATCAAAGTAAAAATATAAGCTAAGTTTTCCCTTAATGTAACCGGCGAAACTAAGTTTAATTTGTCGCCTTTAAACGCTTCGACAATTGGCAGGTCTTCGTCAGCTATTAACCCAATTTTGTAAGTCTTGCATTCTTTTGCGACTTGCAGCGGTTGCGTCAGTATTTTTTGTATTTCCATACTTTACTTTGTTTTGAAGCCACGTATTAACGCGACGCTTCGGTTCAAAAAATTTTTCTGATTGATAACGTAATTTACCACTTTTTGACGATTCGCACCAATAATCAATAAATTCTTGGTATGATTCCCCCAATAAACCCTTAAATGGTTCAATCTTATCTAAAAACAAAATTTTAAAATCAACTTGTTCTTTTTCTTGTTCTTCTTCTTCTTCTTGTTCTTCTTCTTCTTGCGTATGTGTATCCATACTGTATATATACTGTATCAATACTGTATCTTTTACCTTCAAAAGTTCTTTATTTATACAGGCTTTAACCTTTGGCGAAGTTGAATCATTGTATTTTGCCCAATTTTTCATTGCCATTTCTTTTGTAGCCAAAGAATATTGTATTTTTCCGCATTTCGTAAAGAATTCAATTAGCTTTTTAATTGTGTCTTCATTGTAACCCGTGTCATAACACATTTGTTTTATTGTAATTTCATAAATACCGCATTGTGTCGTACGGTCATTAGTCATTAAATACAAATAAAAAAACTTCTGTTCAGGCGTTAAGCTTTCAATAAATTCGTCCTTCCAAAAGCTGACGTGAATTTTTCTAAATATAGCCATAATAAAAAAAGGGTCGCGGGACTTCGGCAAATGGTACTTGCCGTGAATCCGTTGACCCAATATATTTTTAACTGCGTTGTACCATAACGCTTTTGTTTATTTCTTTACAAAGTTATTATAATTTTCAATATCTTCTTCAATTTGCATTAATTTTTCTCTGTACCAATCTTCGGTGTCCATTAAATCTGAAGCGGTTTGAATATTGTATATAACTGTTGTATGGTCGCCGACCCCAATTAAAGGTGCAATTTCATTTAAAGATAATTGAGTGTATTTTCTTAAAATGTATGCCGCAGCTTTACGGGCAAATATGGTTGACTGTTTACGATTCTTTGCAACAATGTCTGTTTCAAAAACGTCTTGTACTAACTCAACCAATCTGTTTGGCTTTATGTCTGTGATTCCTGAACTAACTGCAAAATCTTCTGTTATAATTTTGGCATTTACTAACGTTCTGTGAAGGATTCGTAAATTCTGCAAATTATTCTTATAACATTGCACCAATTCGTTTCGTAGTTCTTGGTTCATAATTAAAATAAATCGTCGTCTGACAATGGTTTAAATTCTTGTTTTGATTGTGGTTTTGGTTCTGTTGGTGCAACGTAATTGTCTTCATAAATTTTGAAGT